TCCTGGTGCTCACGGGCGCCAACTCGGCCACCGGCCTGCGCTCTATGCCCGCACGTTACGTGTTTCTCGACGAGGTCGATGCCTATCCGGCCTCGGCCGACGAGGAAGGCGATCCGGTCACGCTGGCCGAAGCGCGGACAACAACCTTCGCGCATCGGCGCAAGGTGTTCATGGTCTCGACGCCGACCATCCGCGGGCTGTCCCGCATCGAGCGCGAGTTCGAGGCCAGCGACCAGCGGCGGTACTTCGTGCCGTGCCCGCATTGCGGGGCAATGCAGTGGCTGCAGTTCGAGCGCTTGCGCTGGGCAAAGGACCAGCCGGAGACCGCAGCCTACCACTGCGAGGGCTGCGCACGCCCCATTGCCGAGCATTACAAGACGGCGATGCTGGAACGGGGCGAATGGCGGGCAACCGCCGTGGCAACCGACCCGACCGCTATCGGGTTCCACCTCTCGGCGCTCTATTCGCCGATCGGCTGGAAAAGCTGGGCGCAGATCGCGCGCGACTGGCTGGCAGCCCAGGGCTCCGACGAGATGCTGCGCGCCGCGCGCAACACCCTGCTGGGTGAGACATGCGTCGAGAGCGGCGAGGCCCCGGACTGGCAGCGCCTCGCGGACCGGCGCGAGACCTATCCGGCGCAGATCCCGGAACGGGGTCTGTTCCTGACCGCCGGGGCGGATGTGCAGAAGGACCGGATCGAGGTCGATATCTGGGCCTGGGGCCGCGGGCTGGAAAGCTGGCTCATCGATCACATCGTGATCCCGGGCGGCCCGGACGATCCCGCCTGCTGGGAGGCGCTGACCGCGCTGCTGGGCCGGACATGGGTCCATGAGCACGGCGCGGTCATGACGCTGGCAAAGCTCGCGATCGATACCGGCTATGAGTCCGCGGCCGTCTATGCCTGGGCGCGCCAGCAAGGCACGGCCCAGGTCGCGCCGGTCAAGGGGGTGGAAGGCTTCAACCGCGCCACGCCGGTTTCGGGGCCGACCTTCGTCGACGCGACGGTGAACGGTCGCAAACTCAAGCGCGGCGCCCGGCTCTGGACCGTGGCCACGGCCACCTTCAAGGCCGAGACCTACCGCCATCTGCGGCTGGAGACGCCGAGCGACGAAGAGCGCGCCAATGGCGTGCTCAACCCGCCCGGCACGGTCCACCTGCCGGACTGGGCCGACAGCGAATGGCTCAAGCAGCTGGTGGCCGAGCAGCTGGTCACGATCCGCAACAAGCGTGGCTATGCGCGGCAGGAATGGCAAAAGCTGCGCGAGCGCAACGAGGCACTGGACACGCGCGTCTATGCCCGCGCCGCGGCCTGGATCCTCGGAGCCGACCGGTTTGACGAGCGGATGTGGCGGCAGCTGGAGACACAGGCCGGGGTGGAGACCGCGGCCGCGGTGGTTTCCGAGACTGAGCCTGACACACCCACCGAGCCGCAAGCGGGGCGCGTGACCACACCCCGGCGACGCGGCTGGCGGGTGAGTACGCCCAGATACATGGAATGACGATGACCCTCGACGATCTCAAGGCCCGCCACAGCGCCCTGCTGGCGGCGCGCTACAGCGGCACGCGCAGTGTCAGCTATGACGGCAAGACCGTCACCTATGGGTCGGACGCGGAGCTGGCCGCGGCGCTCGCGGATATCGAGCGCCGGATCGCCAGCATCGAGCGTGGCGCCGGGCGGATCTTCCGGCCTTATGCCGTGAAGGATCTGTGATGGCCGCGATCAACTGGCGACAGCGCCTCGGGGCTTTCATCGGCGGGTTCGATGCGGGCCAGCACCACCGCCGGCTGCGGGGGTTTCGTGCGACCCGCGCGCATGTCAACGCGCTGATCGCAGCATCCGGCCCCGACATCACCGCGCGCGCCCGCTGGCTGGTGCGCAACAATGGCTATGCGGTGAACGCGGTGGAAAGCTGGGCGGCCAATACGGCGGGCGACGGGATCAAGCCGATCTCCAAGATTGCCGATCCCGCCCGCAAGGAAGAGCTGCAGCGGCTCTGGCTTGCCTGGACCGACGAGGCGGATGCCGAGGGGCTGACAGACTTCTACGGGCTGCAGCGCCGCGCCGCGCGCGAGGCGTTCATCGCGGGCGAGGTCTTCTTTCGGATCCGGCCGCGGCGCCGGGAAGACGGGCTGACGGTGCCTCTGCAGCTGCAGATGATGCCCGCCGAGATGCTGCCGCTGGAGCAGAGCGGGACGGCCGCCAATGGCAACGCGATCCGTCAGGGCATCGAGTTCGACCGGATCGGGCGCCGCGTGGCCTATCACTTCCTGCGCCGGCATCCCGGTGACAGCACCGATCCGGGGCTGGCGGGCGAGATCACGCGGGTCCCGGCGGCCGAGGTCATCCACGTGATCGACCCGGTCGAGGGCGGTCAGCTGCGCGGGGTGTCGAAACTGGCGCCCGCCATCGTGAAGCTGTTCCTGCTCGATCAGTATGACGATGCCGAGCTCGACCGGAAGAAGGTCGCGGCGATGTACGCGATGTTCGTCACTTCTCCTGCGCCGGAAAACCCGCTCGCCCCGCCCGAGGAGGACGGGCCGGATGCCGGCCTCGAGATCAGTCCGGGCCAGATCGTGCGGCTCGATCCGGGCGAGGATGTCACCGTGGGCCAGCCCGCCGACAGCGGGGCCACCTACGAGCCATTCCAGTATCGGACGCTTCTGCAGATCTCGGCAGCCCTTGGCATACCCTATCCCTATCTCGCCAATGACATGGTGAAGGGCAACTTCTCCAACTCGCGGCTGGCGCTGATCGAGTTCCGCCGCCGTGTCTCGGCCTGGCAGCACTCGGTGATGGTCTACCAGCTGTGCCGTCCGGTCTATGCGCGCTGGATGGATGCCGCGGTGCTTTCGGGCGCGCTGACCCTGCCGGACTACGAGGCCAACCGCGCAAGGCTGCTGACCGCCGACTGGCTACCCACAAAATGGGACTGGGTCGATCCCCTCAAGGACGCCAATGCCGAGATCGCCCAGATCGAGGCCGGGCTCAAATCCCGCACCCAAGCCATCGCCGAGCGCGGCTATGACGCCGAGCAGGTCGATCGCGAGATCGCTGCGGAACATGCCCGAGAGCGCGCGCTGGGCCTCGATTTCCGCCGGCCGGGATCACCCGCGCAGGGCGCGACGGCGGTGCCGGGCGAAACCGAGGAAAGGGACGCGACCAACAGCGACGACGCAGACGACACCGCGGAGGACCGCCCGCGCCAGGATGAGGACCAGCCCTGATGCTCCACGCCCGTATTGCCGCGCGCGCCTTCAACACGCCGCTGCTGGTCGAACCTGCCAAGGCCACGGCGTTCCTGTCAGGACTTGGCCCGCGGATTCTGGGGCGGCAGGTGGAGATGACGAACGAGGGTGACGCTCTGGAAAGTGCAACGCGATTGCCTGCCCATGCGAGCATCATTGCCAAGGGCCTGCTCGGTGATTTTCAGGAGCATGGAGAGGCCCCCTATCCGGTCATCGACGGCATCGCCGTGATCGAAATCTCCGGCGTGCTGATCCATCGTGGATCCTGGATCGGGGAGTCCTCCGGCCAGACCAGCTATGAGGGGATCGCCGCGCAGATCGAGGCGGCGGCCAGCGATCCTGCCGTCCGGGGCGTGGCTCTGGAGATCGACAGCTTCGGCGGCGAGGTGGCCGGGGTCTTCGATCTCGCCGACCGCATCCGCGCGTTGCGCCGCGACAAGCCGGTCTGGGCCTTCGTGGCCGAGCACGCCTTCTCGGCCGGCTACGCGCTGGCAAGCCAGGCGAGCCGCATCCTGCTGCCGCGCACCGGCGCGGTCGGCAGCATCGGTGTGGTCGTCATGCATGCCGATCTCAGCGGCCAGCTCGACCGGGACGGCGTGCGCGTGACGCTGATCCATGCAGGATCCCACAAGATCGACGGCAATCCCTACGCGCCGCTGCCGGACGCGGTCCGGGACGACATCCAGCGCGAGATCGATGTGTTGCGGTTTCTCTTCACCGAGACCGTCGCCGCGGGTCGCGCCGGGCCCCTGAGCCAGGACGCCGCGCTCGCGACCGAGGCCGCGATCTATCGTGGGACCGATGCTGTCACGGCGGGGCTGGCCGACGATGTGACCGATCTCGCAGCCGGCTTCGCCAGCTTTCGCGCACATGTCGCCGGTGAAAACACCCCGCCGCGCCCGCGCGTGCACATGGCTCGACCATCCCGATCCAGCCCCCAAACCACCACACGAAAGGAGACCGCCATGGCCCATGCGCCAGACAATGAGACCACGCCGCAAGACAGCATCGACAATGTGCAGCAGGACGACAAGCGAAATGCTGCGCCCGATCGATCCGAAGATAGCGCGTCTCCCGAGGCGACCGACATAGCGCACACGCCTGACGCGGCGGCTGCGCCTGCCACACCGGCGCCCGGGATCGCATCCGCATCTCCGCCGGCATCTCCACGCGCATCGACACCGGATCAATCCGCCACAGAACCAGGCAACCTGGCCGAGATCTCGGCACGGTTGCGCCGGGAAGCGGCAGAGATCACCGAGATCGCCGCTCAGGCGGGCCGCCTCGGCATCGCCATCGACGCCGCGAAAGCCCTGCGTGAAGGGACAACCCCCGAGGCCCTGCGCAGCCTCGTGCTCCAACGCGCCAGCGCCGCTGCAGATGCCCGCGATATCGTGGCGGCACCGCCCTCACCGGTCC